ATTCTCTCAGCGTTTGAAATGCGGTCTTTCAAAGTAACAATATCATCTGTGTAGATTCTCTTGAAGTGCTTTCCGGTTATGGCGAATGATCGTATACCATCTGCTACCAGTTGGGATTCCTTGATCCCTTGGCCAGTGAAAAGGTTGGTGTGGATTTCCGTTTGGGTATCTTTGAGCAGTTGGATAGGCTTCTTGTTGACCGCCATTGAGAATGCTTGCCCAATATCTGATTGGAGGTTCTTCTTGACCGCCCTTACAAATTCAACCGTTGAACCGCTCTCCTTGCGTAGGAGCAGAATAGTCAAGTCGGTGCGGAGAATCATTGCCATCGTAACCGCCACGATCAAACATGTTGTTTTATATGAATCTCTATGAGCTTGGAGTGTGTAATCTTCATCCCTCCAAAGCAATGTCTTTATCCATTCGTTATGGATACCCTCCAGGAGGTTGTATCCTAGAAGGTGAGCAAATGCTACTGGATATTCGATTAGTCCTTTTGCCTCATTGGTTGTCATTGACCATTGCCTTGACCTTGTCTATGGTCTGCTTGATTTCAACAGGTGTATCACCACCCTCGATTTTCATCTCTTGCCTGTCTATCTGACCTAGGTATTGTTTTCCGAGCCAGATGAGCATGGTTGCATTACCACCAAGAGCGCAATCGAACTGAGCCTTTCTAAGTTTTGGTTTTGCGAACGCCATCTGCTTTTGTTCAACATATTCCGCAAATGTTACGCCAAATTGCTCTTTTACCCTTCTCTCGACAGTATCATATGAGCAGTTGATGTCGAAAGAATTGAGCACAGAGACAATCTCTTTGCAGTTGCAAAAGACTGCACAAAGAGCGTCTACCTTCTCAAAATCAATTTCTATCTTTGGTCTACCCATTTTTGCCATGCCTTTATTATAACACATTATTCAGAAGTGTCAAGGTTGTTGGGTTTGTGCATTATATCAACACCCCATCCGAGTATATAATCTCTTGCAATTCTTCCCCGCTGAATAAGTCTTGTTGGCTTATGTGAGTATTGTATCTTTCCTCCTGTGCTTCCCAATAATCTTTGTCAATCTCACAACCTTCAAATGAGAATCCCATATCATGGCAAGCAATACGGATTGAGCCACTGCCAACATGGGAGTCAAATATCTTATCATTGGGTTTGGCATAGTTCTTGAGTAACCATTTGTAGAGAGCGACGGGTTTTTGGGTGGGGTGGATACGTCCATCAAGTGTTATTGCAACCATATTTTTGCGGTAAATCCGTGCAACAGAATCAAACGAAGTCCACATCATTTCACAATCTGCATAACTATTTCCATGAATTGTTTTATCCCAAATCAAAAAACAACGTGATGGTGGCAAAGTAAAATAATTACCTCCAAAGATTATTTGGTTTTTCGATATTCTGCGCAATTCAGAAAAGTATTGCTCAGTTGGAGGTTCACTATCCCATAATAAATCTCGTGTGTATTTATGTGCAGTTTTTGATGCTCCGTTCATAAAAGATTTTCCACCTGCCCCAATCCCATACGGCGGGTCGACTATAGCCAACTCGTAGTATTTGTCTGGGATGCCCTTCATAAACTCCATGCAATCGCATAAATGTACTTTGTTCATAGCAACTCCTTTACTCAGAGTCTACCATATTTTCGCTGTCTGCATCTGTTGGTAGGTCATAAGAACGCCTCTTGATAGATTACTTTCTGCATTTCTTCACCACTGAATAAGTCTTGCTGGCTTATGTGAGTATTGTATCGTTCCTCTTGCGCCTCCCAATAGTCCTTGTCAATCTCGCACCCTTCAAAGTCAAACCCCATGTCGTGGCAAGCTATCCTTATTGAACCGCTTCCAACATGAGAGTCAAATATCTTATCGTTGGGTTTTGCGTAGTTCTTTAAGAGCCACTTGTAGAGGGCTACGGGCTTTTGAGTGGGGTGAACCTTTCCGCGGTAATCACCTTTCGCAAGCGGATCTCGCTTGAATATCCTTGCGTTTCTGTCAAACGATGTCCATGCCATTTCAATCTCAGCGTATGTCCTGTTATAAAAGCCCTCTCCTTTATCCCATGCTATGACGCACCGTGTCGGCGGCAACCCAAAGTAATTCCCACCCCAGATGATTTGATTTGCTGACACCCTGCGCAGTTCTTCAAAGAACTCTGCTGACGGCGGCGATGCATCCCATTCCTTTTTTTCAAAGTTGTTGAACCCTTTATAGCCGACATTTCCACCGTCCATCCCAATCCCATACGGTGGGTCAACAATAGCCAACTCGTAGTACTTATCTGGGATCCCCTTCATAAATTCCATGCAATCGCATAAATGTACAACGTTCTTCATGTAAGCCTCCTCCTCCTATGATAACACGTTTTTCGTTATTATACATCGGAAATATCGAAGACAACATCCAAGCCGCATGCGATCGCATTCGCAATCTCCAACTTGCTTCCTTTGCTTTGCCTCCAGCCAGGGAGTACCAGCACTGTATCGCACTTACTCAGCATCTGGATGATATCCTCTTTCAAGTAGTCCTCGTATGTCGGAACCTTGCCCATCTCGAAGAATCTGATATTCAGCTCCTCGCATATCTTGTGCGGATTCAGCACATCGAAGCCCAATTGTTTGAGCTGTTTTTCAGCCTCATCGAAAGCCTCTAGATTGCTATTCGGTGTGTTGCTCATCGGCCCGCTTATGTAAATTGTTTTCATTTCTATTGTCCTTTGTTCGGTACTGGCGTGTAATCATTTTCCAGTTCTGCTGCACCCAAGATTTTTATCTTGCCGTCCTCTACCCCTACCCAGTCGCCCAAGTTGACCAAGCCGCCACCGCAGAGCAGATACTTTACATGCAGTGTTTCCTTAAGCTTAAATTGAAGTCCTGTGAGTGTATTGATTGCTTCGATATTCGTACCATCAAACTGGATCGCTTCAAGCTCTCTGACCTTTGTTCTAAATCTCACAACTCCCCCTTTTGGAGCTGGAGGGAATCGAACCCTCGTCTTGTTCTGTCCACGTGTGGCTTTCTAGAACAATCGACACCATTTCAGCCCCGATAGCAGGGTGGGGAACCGACCCCCAACGACATAGCTTATGAGGCTTGTCTGCACCTCGCTCCCTGCGCATCCATCTACCGCTTGGTAGTGGCCATAAATCCATAATACCACGATTCTGGATATAAGCAATCTTACTAATTCCATGAAATGCGTTTAATGGAACTATCGGATTTCATAGGACGCTTAAATCATAACGCCAGTGAATCCTCAGCTTCTTCTGAGGTATCAAAGTCCCAAGTTCCCTGCAAGTCTCCAGTGACAGGCTCTTCCTAACGGATAGCTCCTGTTGCACGAAATATGCACCGATGATATAAGTCTCCGAGTAGTCACGGAAGTTGCACACAAAGGCTGGGAAGGTGCCTACATAGTCCACAGTAGCCAGTGCATCAGTCTGCTTGAGGCATGTTGCAGGAATGCTCCGTCCTGTGTGGCTCTTGAGTTCCAGGAGGTACAACGTGCCACGAGTGAATAACAGGCAATCACAGAGCTGTGAAGGGGTGAACCGTAGGTCTACAGACTTTGACCATCCACCAGCGTCATTCAGCCTCAAGAAAAACTGGTCGTCAAGCACTGATGCCTTGAAGTCCTTTTCAAATTGTTTTCCAGCGTTCATACTACCTCCTATTCACAAATCGGTACATATCTGTGAGAACCGCAATAGCCTCAAGTCCCCTTGCGTCATTGATGATTTCAACTCCATTGCTCACCACCCACGTCCTAGTGCCAGTGGCTTTCTCTATGGCGATTGCAACATACCAATCCTTTGTCTTGCGATTTTCCGAGCCGTCACTGTGCGTCCGTACTTTCTTCGTGAAGTATTCCTCCACATAAAAGTCATGGCTCTCGGTTGAGAAGTCTGGTTGCTCGTTCTTTTCCCACGGCATTGGGTCGGTCAGATTGAATGTGAACATTAGTCCTCCCATACAACCTCATCTTTCGTGTGCAATCGCCAAGTCTTGCCGTCAAAGCTGGGCACATACCCACCTTTCCATAAATTGATACCGCTTTGGAACGGATTGACTCCAGCTTCATGTTTCACATATTTCCATTGCTCGATATTTGTGAACAATGAAGAAATATATGCCCTGACCGAATCCCTGACCGAATCCCAGACCGAAACCCTGACCGAAACCCTGACCGAATCCCAGACCGAAACCCAGACCGAATCCCAGACCGAATCCCAGACCGAATCCCTGACCGAAACCCTGACCGAATCCCAGACCGAATCCCAGACCGAATCCCTGTCCGAACCCCTGACTTTTTTCCATTCTTCAAGTAGTTTCTTTGCATCTTCTAGTGGCATCGGATTAACTTCAAACGGATTAACTGGATAACACGCCTCACAGACCCTATATCCCTCTTTTTCCTCGCAGGCCAACAACCCCTCTTTGATTTCGTCCTCGGCCAATTCACGTAGAATCGTGATTTCCTCGTACCTTCGTTTGAATTGGTTGAACTCTTTGCTTCTTCCACCAACTTCTACCTCAAATACAGAATGTTTTTGACCACCATTATTGATTGCATACACCAATCCATTAAAATCGACAGCGTAGAAGCCTTTAGAACATTCCTTGCCCGATGTATCAAAATCATCGCACACATACTTCTTGCCCAATTCAAACTTGAACCCTTGATACGGGCTAGTCAAATCTTTATTCAAAACCTTTAGTAATTTCATACGTCCTCCTTGATTCTATCTATCAATTCTTGTGCTTCTATCGGGTGTGTTTTTGGATCAAGTAATACTCTGCTGTTGCATTCTAGACAACACACTGTAGCCAAATTCAGCGGATGATGAATCACATCCTTCCCGTACCTCTTCAAGTAGCCTTTAGCTTTTGGTATCCTGTGAGCAAGCTGTAGGTTGCCGAGGTGCAACGGCTTCCCGCACACCTCGCATTTGCAACCACGATTAATCATCAGCCGGATACGGTTTTCTTGATACTCAAAGCGTTCTCGCTCGGTCATATCAAAATGGGATTTGAAGGTCGCCGGAATCATCAACAAAGTTCTCCGGCGTGTTCTGCTTTTGACTTCCGTGGTACTTCCAGGGTGCTTCCGTGGTTGACTTCCGTGTTGATTCGGGTTTCCACGTGTCAATCTCAACCGAAACATCCTTGCCCCATTGATTGGATTGCTTCAAATCCACAACATTGAGCTTGACGTAGAATTTGCCGTTCTTTTCTGAGCGGACTGCGTACTGCTGGATGTCGTCCAAGCAAACAGAAATTCCACGAATGTAAGGATTGACCTTTCTTCCCGAACCTGCGTAAATCTTTTTATCTTCAGCCATTTCTTTCTCCTTATTTACAAAACTTAGGTCTTGATAACACAAAACCATCGCCACAATCAAAATAGAAAAACCCAAACCTGCCTGCTGCTTCAATCATGTCAGCTTCTGATACTTTCATTTCGTAAATTATTGACTTGTCGCCGAAAAACCCAGCCAGACTTGAAATTTGATTTGCAAACCACTCATTAAGCTTTCTCATTGCTTTCTCCTTGTTTGAATCGTACCATACCTTACTTGATTAACCAAGCATTTCTTCCTGCATTCCAGTGATTATTTCATCCCACTTTCGGGAGTTAACCCCCGCCATTGTCGCCTCTCTGATAACCTCATCGATTGCATCCCTGCGTTGCTCCAACGTGAAGTCAGACCAAGATTTGGGAACCTCGGCATACCTACCAACAACATCGTCAAGGCTCTTTGCGTGCCTTACCTTTCCATCTGCTATATAGATATACTCGTCCGCTCCGGCAATACGCAACTTGATTGTATCCCTCATGTCGTCATAGCTTTCATAGCTTGACAAGCCGGATTTCCAGTATTCGCCAAGAAGGGCGTGAAAAGCTCTGTTTTGTTGGTCTGTACCCCATCTGGTAGGCAAGGTTATTTTGATTGTGACATACCCAGAGGATTTTTTTGCAGATTCCGCAAATAAACTTCGAGCTTGGGTGCGGTATTGGAGAGGGACTATTGCTAGCCCCAATTCCTCAACCCTGGTTGTCCAGGAGACTGTCATACGTCCTCCTTCACTATCTCAAAAACCTTGCCTACAAACTGCTTGTAATATGCTTCCTTGTCCTCTGTAAAACGATTTCTCTTTGACCTGATTGTACAAAAAGGTATGCCAAGATTGCCAAGAAAAATTAGCTGTATATAGTCGCCTGTCCTTAGTTTGTAATATGTGCCATCAACCTTCTTTGTGTCGTATTCGAGCAATTCTTTTGGAGTGTCTTTGTCAATACGAATCGGTTTAACTGCAAGTAACTCCGCTGTCGTCTGACCGTGTAGCTTTGGGTAGTCACTCGAAAATTTTATTATCATACATCCTCCATATGTGTGTTGTTTTTTACTTTATCTTCAAGCCATTCCACATACTCTGTTGCCCATGCGATTGTAAAAAATCCCCTATGCAAAGTACCTTTTTTGCCTGTTTCTGCTTCATATCTATTAAGCATAGTAAAATCAGTTTTACCTATATCACATACCCTAAAATAATTTTTCCGTCCAACCTTTGTATATGGTTTAATAGTACCTCTTCTTATTGCTGCACTTATTGATGATTTGGAGCATCCTTTAATTAAAGCCACTTCTTCTGTGGTTAATGTTTCTGGTGGTCCACTCATAAACTCTTTCAAATCTTCCTCTTTTATATCTAATTTCCAATGCCCATTTTTACCCTTTTTCGTTGCTCTTAACTTACCCTTTCTTATGTTTTGGTAAATTGTCTGATAATGGCACCCTGCTTGTTTTGCTGCTTCTTGAATTGTCATACTTCCTCCTTCAAAATCTTTTCAAGGGCTTTTCTGTCCCTTCTGTGATTGTCCCAATAGACCATACTTAACGCTTCTATCATCTTGTAGCCGTACTGCCTATCATCCTGTGTCCACTTGTGCAACTTGAAGTTGAACGGATTGAGATAGAGGTTTGAGAGCACACGCCTTGCCTGTGGCAACGCCATCTGGTAGGCACACCCCTGGAAAAGGTGTTGCTTATATTTCCCACCTGTTTTTATGTCGGTGAGGTGCTCCTCTCCATCAATAAGCCAAATCCTGTCTAAGCGACCTGCGTACATTAACTCTCTGTTGAACACGATTTGTTCTAGCTGTATTACCTCAACCTCGTGTTGATCGTGGAAGTCCTCATAAGCCATCATGTAGGTCATAAGTTCATCGTCTGCCAGCTCTGGGAAGTACAACCCAATATCCCAAAGCTCTGTTAGATTGTGAACCGCTGTTCCACGCTCTGCGTACATGGGGGCGCATTCAAAATCGCCTACAACTGGCTTGAGAAGCTCGGACACTGAGGGGATGTGAATCCCCCCTAGTGTGTATTCGTGAATTGAATCGTTGTACTCAACCATTGCTTTTCTCCAATTCCTTGATTCTAGCCACAACGCTGTCAAGGAGCCTTTTGTCGTACCTGGGCAAACCCTTGAGCGTCAATGCCTTCTTGTCGTTGTCGATAAGGTCGCAAGCGTTGATCATAGCCTCAACTTCTTCCCGATAGGCTTCAATGTCGAACGCAACCTCGGCTGGCGGAAGATTGCCCTTTGCTTGTCCGCTTCCCCAAGAAAATCGAACCTCGCCAGAACCGTCAACGATTTCCAGCTTGCAGATTTCCCGATTTTCGTTGCAAGCAATATCAGAGACGTAGAAGGAAGTATAGCACCTGCCATTGAACAACTCTCCATTCTTGAGCTTCACAGCGATGACTGGAGAGGTGTACAACTCACGCCCGATTCCCCAGTTGAACCCCGCCCGCTTGAAAGCATCGGAAGCCTCGCCTTTAGCCTTTTCGATATTGCTCTCGGTGCCAACGTCCTCTTTCTCTACCCATTGACCAGTTTCCTTGTCGTAAGCGGAGATGGTGCAGAACAGATTCCCTCCAACTTCACGATACGACTTCTTCCAACCCATCGGGGTGAATAGTTCATCGAGAAGAGCCATGTCAACACGAGCGTCCTTGTACAGCAACAAAAACACATTGCCGTTCTTGATTTGATTCTGCCGAACGCTGATTTCATCCTTTCTAAGTAACCGAATTTCTTTCATAGAATTTCTCCTTCATTGTGCTTATTCAGCTCCATCAGATAATCCTTCCAGAACTGTTCCTTATCGCTCTCTGGCAGTGTCTCAGCGTACCTACAAGCCATTGCATAGCTAATTATGTACGGAATACTGAGAATTGCTATAAGAACGATTCCAGCCACAATACAGCCTATTACAGTTAATATACTCATATGCTCTCCTTTGCATTACCTCAGCCCACTGTATGGGCTGGAGAAATGCCCCCTCCGAAGAGGGGGAGAAAACCTATGCTGTTGGACGTTCATCCATCCACTTTGCGTACAAGTCAGTAACAATCTGCAGTCCCTCCTCAAAGGTGTTAGTGAATCCATCTTGCCACTGCCTTGAGTAGGCTGAGAACTTGTACCCTTTCCCCGGTACAAACTTTGCGGACTTCTGCTCTGCTCTCCATTTCCACACAATAACTCCATCTTTTTTTGTAGGGAGTACATAGACCTCAATTCCGTGTCTCCTTTCATGACACATATCAAATTCTTCTCCGACTTTTGCAGGCTTTCCAGTAAATGGATTAATCCCAATCTTCTCACTTACAAACGAATTATTTATGTAATCCGTTTTCGTTTTCGTTTTACTGAACGGTTTGAATTTCGCCATTTCCTTTCTCCTTTTCTCTTTATACCTAATATTACACCCTATAGTAGAAACTGTCAATCACTTTCTACCATCTTTTTACAAAATTCGTCCGTTGAGGATTCGGTAATTGTGAACTAAGAATCCGTCACCATCTTCGAATACATCAGCGAATCCGTGGCACCACTTATTAAGCGGTAAATAATCGGGATGCAAATTGCACATGCAGCCGACTGACCAACACGTGGCAAGGTCGCCATTGATAGCAGTCTCGGAGTGCTCGGAGGTGCAGATTCTTCACTATCTGCAAGTGCATGGACAGCCAGCCAGTAACGATATCTTTGCTCTTCGGTCATCTTCACTCCTTTTTCAGTGAATGTAATGATTTACGCTGCCTATAGTTTTCGCCTGTCAAGTCAATAACTTTTCCCTCCGATGCTACTCGGTCTAGAGCTGATTGACCAATAATTGCGGCAAATTCATCCGGCTTTGCATTGGTGATAAGTATGGTTGATCGCATGTAGTTGTATCTCTCATTAATAAGAGAATACAGATACATAAACTCAGTTTGCGTACCTTGCGTCTTATCTATCTCATCAATAACAAGGAGCTGATAATTACTATACTTATCCATAATATCTTCGGTAGTGCCATCTGAAAATGATTTTCGTATCTTATTGAAGAAGTCAAAAGCAAGGATATATCCAGCTACCTTTCCTTGCCTTGCTTGATACTCGCACGTAGCATACGCCAAGTGAGTTTTTCCAACGCCATTAGAGCCATATATAACCGCGCTGCCACCAGTTTTCAGATATTCCACTGTTCTTCTTTGTTTATCCGTCGAGCATTTGAAAGAAGAGAATGTTGCATCTTTGAACCTGGGCGGTACTTCTCTTATGAACTCGCTATAGATTGTCCTAATTTTTTCGTTCTCTATATCTATTTTTCTTTGTAATTCTTCTTTTTCGATGATTGCATCTCTCTCATCATCTTGAAGAATCCTGCCATATTTTTCCATCTCCATTTTCTCTCTATTCTCGATAATCCTACGCTTTATATTATCTAAATTAGTCTTAATATCGCTTTGCATAATAACTCCTATATAGTATCGTACTTTGATACGTCAACAGAGTATCCCTCTTTTGACCCAGCGTGCTTCTTTTCTACAGGCTTCTCATTGAGATACCCCTGGAACTTAGAGGCATTGAATAGCGTAGAAGGTCTTAGATACTTCTCCCATTCAGTTCCCTTCCATGACTTAACCTTGTTATCAATGACGGTAAAAAAGTCCTCTTTGGTGAATCCCTCTTCTAGTCTTGCTCGAATGAGCTTCTTTGTGGTGTCGGTGGAACGATATCTTGATGATGTTTTTTCATTGAGGTAGGAAATTATTTCAGCGCAAACCTCAGTATATGTATCTATCTTTAACTCTTTCTTTATCTCTCTCTCTTTCTCTATCTCTGGTGTACATTTGTCGTACATTTGTACATCTTTACTTTTTGGTAATGCTTTTGCGTCAAGTTTCTTTCTATAAAGTCTTACTCTATCTGCTTCTGTTGATGATTGACCTATCATGTTTTGTATTTCTGTCATCCATATTTCTTTGCCATCAATAATCTTTATCAAGTCTAGCTGCACCCCTAGTCTTATAGCTTCCTTAACGTGGTCTACATCGTGCCCTATTACGTTTGCAAGGATGCTTACATTGTTTGGATCGTATGGGATTCTTTGAGTCATCATAAGCTGACCATCTGTCTTTGATGCTTTGAGATATAACTTGATAATGATAAGGCTATAAATATGTCCATTCTTCATTGATTCCAAGACCTTGATGTTGTCTTGGTCAAAATAGCTATCCTTGAGTTTGATGTAATAGTATTTTTCGTTATCTGCCATTATAACTCTCCATCTCTTTCTTGATAAGTTCTCTGAACGAATCATTATCAGTATACTTTGCAATATATTTACAAGCAATCTTATATGCTTCATGCGCTTCTTGTTCTGTTTTATAAAGGCCTAAATAAATTACTTTACCACCTATTCTTATTTGTGCTTGATATTCCCCCACAGATTTATTAAAATAGCAACCAACTAATTTACCTTCTCTATGTTTTTTTCGGTTTTGCTGGTTTCGCCTAGTTGTAACAAGTCTAAGATTTTCAATTCTACTATCAATTTTGTTTCCGTTAATATGGTCTATTCCCATACCTTGAGGTATATCTTTACCTGTTGACAATATCCAGATAATAACATGGTACAATATATTTTCCCCATTAAACCTTACTCGGCAGTAACCACCAGTGTGATTTTTTTTATTATCAACAACTGTCCATTTCCCATTTGTATAGTGGTAATTAATCCTTTCTAAATTACCATTCCTAATTCTGAATACTTTTTTCAATTCATCAACATCAATCGGTTTTCTCTTTGTCATTATATCTCCTAGAAAAACAAAACCCCTATCCAGCCCACCTCACTATTTCTAGTGTCACTACAGGTAAGCTGAATAAGGGATGTCCTTTCCTTTTCAAGGGATGGTGTAAGTAGTGAAGTTACACAATACCTCGAACCTAATAGTATTGTACACTATCCCCCCACCTCCGTCAATCCTCCAATCCCTCGTTGTTCACCTCGCCCTTGTAACCTGGAGATACTACTTCCATCTTCCCAGTGATAAGGTCGGAGATATCAACCTTGAAAGTTTTGTAATATTTATAGCCTGTGTATGCAACACCAATTCCACAGTCACATGTAACGCTCAATTCTTTTGTCCAAGCATCAAAAGAGAATCCTTCAATCGGCATATTTCCGGTGACTTCAGCTACACGCTTCCAGACTGCTTTCGCATCACAGGGAACGATGATATCACGACCCATCCAATCAAGAACCTTCATAATATACTCCCATACGCACGAGGATTGCGCCTAGCGCACGCAACCCCCGAAGTTGATAGATTACTTGAATGACTCTTCAAGTGCCTCATACAAGCCGTCTAGCGTGGACTCAAGAAGATGGTCGTAGATGTCAAAGTCCGAGCCCTGCACCTTGATCGCAGTAATGTACAAGTCTGTGCATGTGTCATCCTCCCAGCCGCAGCCAATTTCCCAGTCAATGCCTTGATAATAAATGTCCCTTGTCATATTGTCTCCTTTGTCATTTGATAACTTATGATACACCCTACAGTAACAACTGTCAAGAAGAATGTTGGATTATTTTAGACAAAGAAAACCCCCACAGGAAAGGAGAAAACCTGGGGGGAAAAGGAGGGTAAGTCAGAACGACCTACACCCCTATTATACACAATTAATTCCGATTGTCAAATAGTTCATCGAAGCCCCATCCAGCCGGTGAAGTCCGACCACCATTTGCCTTATCTACAGAGTTTTTCAAGGGCTCTCTTATCATACGCATGATGGTTCGTTCGGACACTTTCGTCTCTTTGGACGCTTGTCGCACACTTCTTACAACTTTGTACGGGTACTGGTCTTTGTAAATCAAGATATCTGGATACCTTTTCATCATCTCGCTCATTTCCTTTCTCCTGTCCACACCACTGTTTTCTGCCCTCTGCTGGAAAAAATGATGCGATTTTTTTCGATCTCGACTTTACAGCTAGTATAGACTGTAAGCATTTCTCCACAAACCACCTGCACATAACACTGGTCTGATGGCCTCAAGCACGTGTGTGTGTGTTCGCACAAATGGATTCTTGTCCTCCCAACCAACCCTGAACGGGAATTATTATTTGCTATTCCCATAGATTTGATTGGAATAATCCCGCTCAGTAGCTTTTCGATTTCCGCAAGTTTTTTTGTTGTCATAAATAATCTCCTTACTTGTATGGTAGGAGATAATAAGGGGATAGTCAACAAAATTCGTAAAAGATTTTAAAGAAAGTTTACAAGCTGTCGTAAGCCTTGAGTTGCTCGTACCACGCTTCCCAGCGACCAACGTGGGTAATGAGCAGGCTGAGATTGTGAGTAAGCCCCTTGATAGGTTCGTCCATGACTTGTACGAGGGTCGGCCTAGGGGGTGGCTCTACTATGTCATAATAAGGTTCCTTTGTCGGAACGGTTTTACAACTTGTTATTGAAATTATCGATAAGAGCAGTAGCAAAATCCAGCACTTCTTTATCATCTTTGGCCTCCTGTATTACTTGTTCGTTGTAGGTCTGCTCAGCTTGGAGAACTTGTTCGGTCTTGGCAGCTTCCTTTACTACTTGCACCACCTTGACCGCTTGCTCGGCTTGGGCTTCGGCTTGCTTAACCTCTTCTTTCTTGACCTTGATTTCCTCTTTCTGCCTGACAATCTTCTTTCGCTGAATGCCGAGGATAGCAAAGAGCAAGGTGACTATGCCACCGCCAATCCACCTAAATATCTGTTTTACGGTCATGTTTTCCCTCCTGTATCTTGCTCACCACCGAGCCTGTGCCAACGCTTGCAACCATGCCCAAGAAGAATGGCAGGAACGCTCCCAAGAATTTGGTGAACTTATCCATATCGAAGAATGCCAGGAAGCATCCGACAAGGCCGACAAGGAACGCAACAGCAAGGATTGCAAGGGTAAGCTTTTTTGCTGGCTTCTTCATAGTGCGCCTCCGATATACTTGAGCACCTTTTCCCCAAGCACGCTCACCATAAGAAGGATAATAACCCAATCCATGCGGTACAAAGTGTCTATCCGCTTTGTCAGATGGTCAATCTTTTCCTTGATGTGTGGCAGGCACTCCTCATGCTGTTGCACAACCGGCACAACATTGTCAATCGTTACGATAATATCATTAAGCCCTTGCCGTTTGTCCATATCAAACCCCCACAATCAAAAACGCTATTGCTCCTTCATCAGTTAATCAGTTGCCGGTTGTCCGGTTGTCAATCGCCTGTATAAGCCAGGCCGGCCCCAGTGACGTTGTACGAGCTGCCCCGATGATTGCTGAGAGTCAACGACCGCACTCCAGCATCGTCCGTGTTGGTGAAGTCGCCGCCCCGGCGGGCCATCCGCTCGCCGCCTTTGATGTACAATGTACCCTTGTAATTCCCAGAAGCCTTCGGGAACAGGCCCAGATGCACCGCAATTGCAGGGACGCTGATGTTGGCCGTCAATGCACTGAACGTCACTGTCCTTGATGTATCATCAAGCCCCTCGGCATGGTCGGTGAGCAGCACCTTCGCCCCATCCCATGCATAGTGCAAGGTTCCATTGCGTACCCACACGGTCTGCCACGACGCCCCGACTCCCGGCTCGGTCGCCGATTCGGAGGTGTGGTTCGTGAGGGCCTTGTAGCGTACTCCGTTGTGCATGACAATCGCATCGGCGGCATAGACGGTTGCATCCGCATAGGCCGATACCCCAGCCTCCGGCGTCACGAGGTTTCCGTCCACGTCGATGGCCTTCCAGCTTGCTGAGTCGACGGCATGGGCGGCTACGGTGGAGAGGGTTCCTGCACCGTTGTTGTCGGCGAATGTCTGAATCTCGCCGTTTACGGTTCTCAGCGCTCCGGTCCATTTCCACGTGTTGCCCACGATGTCGAAGCACCCGAACGGGGTTCCATCATGGCTCCACGAGAGCGGACCGCTTCCACCCTTGGTGTGGTAATAGTTGTTCCCGCTGTACATGCCGGATGCGATTCCCTTCTCGTCCTGTGCGTAATAGTAGGAGCCATAGTTGGTGTTTCCGCCCGGCTCGAATCCGTTACGCTCACATGCCAAGGCAATGAACGTTTCCATCTGCTGGGTTGGAAGGCAGTAGCCGGAACCCTTGGCCACAATGGCCGCCTGAGCTGCATTGAAGGTGATGTTGTACCACGGCTCAAGGCCACGCAGACAGACAGGGTAGTTGGTGCCGTTCACACGGCCCATCTGGTACTTGCCCCTGTACCACGGCTTCGCCTTTCCGTCGATGATGAATGACGACTGCATTCCGGCGGTGCTGTCTGCATACAGGTATGCCAGCTTTGACTTGTCGTCCGGTGAGAATTTTACCAGCACGGAAGGTTGTCCGTTGGCATCGAACCGCACGGTGTTGCGTCCGAATGATGCCACCTCTATCCTTTTTCTGAAATCCTTCTGAACCCGCACATCGGTGATTCCAGCCATTCCCCCTGCAAGCCACAGGGAGGTCAGCTCATCTTCTATGGCGAAGATGTTCCTTGCCAGCTCGTTTTCCGTATATTGCTCCATGTAGCTTCTCACAGCATCCCTCCTTCATCCTCGATCACCACTTCCGGCAACGGGAAGAGGTCTGCATAATCCCTGCGGGCATCCGCTTCCAGCACCTTGACCTGCGTCAAAGCCTT